ACGGCATCAACAGCGCGATCGACTGGATATTCGTCGACTTTCCCAAAGCCAACCCGAACGTCCGCACTCAAGCGGATGCCAAGGACGCCGGGCTTCGGCCGTATTGGTCGCATGTTCTTGGCCGCAACGTTCTTGAACCGCGATCCAAGGTGATCAACGGTCGCGAGACGTTGACGTATCTCCGTATATTCGAACCCGGCAAACCCGATAATATTCGCGTATTTACGCGCAACGATGATGGTTCGGTTGTGTGGGAGTTGTTCGAAAAGCGCAATGATTGGCGTGATGTCGATGGCGGTCGAACGCAATTCTATCCGATTGCCGATGGTTCCATTAGTATCGGCAAGATACCGCTCGTGCCGTTCTATACCGGCCGTCGCGATGGTCGCTCGTGGAAATTCTTTCCTGCTATGCGCGATGCGGCCGATCTTCAACGCGAACTATATTTGCAGGAAAGCGGGCTCAAATTCGCCAAGCAATTGACCGCTTATCCGATGCTCGCGGGCAATGGCGTTAAACCGCCCTTGGCCGCTGACGGCAAGACGCCGCTCAAACTGGCGGTTGGTCCGGCGCGCGTGCTGTACGCGCCGCCGGACCCGTCTGGTGCGGTCGGATCGTGGGCGTTCGTCGAGCCGGCGGCAACGTCGCTCAAATTTCTCGCCGATGACGTGAAAGACACGATCGAACAGTTGCGCGAATTGGGCCGTCAACCGCTTATGGTTAGCAACGTGACCGTGATTGCGGCCAATCGATCGGCGAACAAATCGAAATCCGCTGTCAAATCATGGGCGTTCGGATTGAAGGATGCGCTTGAAAACGCATTGGTCATGACGTGTGCGTGGATGAATATCAGCACGGACAATTACGATCCGACCGTCAATGTATATACTGAATTCGACGAATTCATGGACGGTAAGGACTTGGACAGCTTGGATGCTGACCGGGATCGTGGCGATATCTCGCGTGAGACGTTGTGGGAAGAAAAGAAACGTCGCGGCGTTTACAGTGCGGAATTTACCGCCGAACGCGAACGTCAACGGTTGCTCGATGAGTTGCCCGGTGACGGCGAAGACACAGGGAACCCCGACGAATGAACTTGCTCGATCTTCAAACGCGTCTCGCGTCCATATTTCACGAAGGCGGCCACCCGCTTTACAGTGGTGCGATCGACGGTAAGGCGGGGCCGCTGACGAAAGCGGCGATCATTGACGCGATGGAGATTGGCAACGATAATCCTGCAACGCCTATCGATTATGATCATGCGGCGTCGATCTTGAATGTGGGCGTCGAGAAAATCCGCACAATCGCGGCAGTCGAAACGACCGGTGCGGCGTTCAGCGAAGGCAAACCGACAATCCTGTTCGAAGGTCATCGGTTTTCGTCTGCTACCGCGCATCGGTTCGATGCGTCTTATCCAGCAATCAGTTATCCTGTGTGGGATCGTTCGAAATATCCTCGCACGCAAACCGGTCGATATCAGCAACTCGCCGAAGCCGTATGCTTGAACGTTGATGCTGGTTTCGCGTCGGCGAGTTATGGCGGCTTTCAGATATTGGGCGAGAATTTCGCCCGATGCGGCTATCGATCGTCATGGGCGTTCGCGTGGGCCATGTCGCAAAGCGAAGCCGATCAGTTGGAGGCATTCGTCCGGTTCGTTCAGTCTGACGCGGTGTTGCTTGCAGCGTTGCGTGCTGGCGATTGGGCGAAAGTCGCCGCTCGATACAATGGTTCGGCCTACGCGTTGAACCAATATGATAAGAAACTCGCGCAACGGTACGCGCAAGAGACGGGAGCCCGGTAATATGGTCGATTACGTTACCAGCCGTCGAACGGTCATTGTACCGATCGGCGCAACGCTCAATCTTCAAGCGGCCAATGCGGTCGGCTCGATCGTTCGTTTGTTCGGTCCGGCCGGCGAACCCTATTCCCCCGTCGATTATACGGGCACCGATGCCAGCTACGGCCCGTATGATGATATCGCGTCGTTCCGGATCGAAACCTATAATGGTCCGATCCCGTACACGATTACGCCGCCGTCGAATTTGGTGACACCCAAATACACGAAGGTTCTTTATCCCGGCGAACGTGGCGCATCGGGTGTTCTTGTTGCGCCGTATTCGTCGCTTAAAGTGACGGGTGCAGGCGCAACTGGCCGTATTGTACCGATCAATGCGCTCGGCAATATGGCGGGTATTCCCACACTATTCAACGGTTCGGACGTTGTGATTAACAACACGACGGGCGCACCGTTGGTGTTCCGTGTATTCTGTTCGACGGGCACAATGATGGTGACGACCGGCTTTATTGCTGGAATTACCAACGTGAATGTGCTTTCCGTGATCCCCGGCAACGGCGTTTGGTCCGATGCTTTCGTTTGGAACGATATCTATCCTTGGAAGGATGCAGCATGACCCGTTTGACGACCATTCCCAACGGCGCGGCTGGCGGCGATGTCCGCGACACGATCAATGGCCTACTCGATTCGTCGAGCGCCGGCACGATCGCGGGACGCGGTATCTTCGCCCCGACACCATCGCCGCAATATGTCTCGTTTCCGCTATTTCGCGGAGCGCCTAGCCGCACGCGCGGTGACGGTAACGCACCGGATCAATCCGGGTTTGGCGGTGACGTGATCAACGATACGTTGAATGGTGCGGGCGCTTGGGCGAACGCTGGTTATTATACGACGCAGGCGATTGCGGGAGGCGGCGGGTTCATCGCACGTCGCAAGGCCAATTTCAATCTCGCCTCTCAATGGGTGCTGTTCGCATTTCGTGTGAACGCGGCTGCACCGGCCGCCAACGCCTTTCTCATGGGCAACGGTTCGCTTGCTGGTGGCACGAACTTTCAGGGAATTTCGATCCTTGCCCGCACTAACGGCAAGATCAGGATTGCCGTCAATACCGATACGAACGGTGGCAACACGAACACGACGACCGATAGCACCGCGACCGTACTTGACGGTACGGACCATGACGTGTTCGTGTTCGTTCATGGCCCGTCCGGTAACATTTACGTCGAGATCGACGGGAATTATGATGCTGGTGTTTCCGGGCGTGGTCTGTTTACCGGCGGCACGCCCAATATCACGGGCAACTGGAATTTTGGCTTCTACGGTGTCGGCCCCAATACGCTCGATACGCAAACGCCGATGGCGGCGAAATTCGCCGCGTTTCACATGCTCGTTGGCACCGGTCGACCGCCGGTCGCGCTTGGCGAAATCGTGCGTAAGCTGCGCGCATTCCCCAATACGCCGATCGCCGCCGCTGACACCATGGCGTCCACGCTGGCGATTGCGTTTACGATCGTCGGGCAGTCCAACGAATGGGGCGCGGGGACCAGCCCGAGCGCAGGAAGCAATTACGGTTGCATCCAGTATGATCCGTTGCCCGGTGTGACTGGACGTGGCGGCGGCGTACAATCCATGTGGCCGTATCTCGGTGCGTTGCTTGGTCGACGCGGCGTATGGGGCGAATTCTGGAATGCGGCGCAAGGTTCAACGTCGATCGTTCACAATTGGGCCGGTATTGCCAAGACGTGGACCAACGGCATGTCGATTTCGACGCCGGGCACCTATGTGCTGCCGGGCAACGGCTATGTCTACAAGGCGCTGCCGTCGCCCAACCTGACCGGCGCGGGCGGTGCGGCGGCGGGCACGGCCACCCCGTCGACCAAGACGAACGTGTTGGTGGCAACATCGACGGTCGCACCAAGCGGTACGACGGTTGGCGGCACCGAGACGGGTTCTGACAACATTCTGTGGCAGAACATGCGCGCGGTGACGGCGGCGGACGTGGCGGATCACGTCTATACGGTTGGCGATGCGTTGTTCGATCCGGTTGGCTATCTTGCGGACAGCTTGTCCACGATCAAGTCGGCTACCGGAACGGGACCGAAGCCGGGTTATGATGTCGGTTACGCGCTCGTTTCGATCGGGCAGGGCGATAAGTCGCTGGCGACGGTGCGTGCGATCTTCGCGGCCGGCTACAAGGCGGTGACGGATTACTTCCTCGCCAACGGGATCAAGGTCGCGCTCGGTTTCACCTGTCGGGCAACGACATCGGGCGCCGATGATTGGTACAACAACCAACTGGTGCCGGGCGTGGAGGATGCAATTGCGTCATACGCGAACAACGCGAATGTTGTGCGAGGCGCGAACCTGTTTAGTGCGCTTGGAGCATTGACAAACGTCACATATAAGGATCAACGGGGTTTGAACGCTTCCGATAGCGTTCACATGACCAACGTTACGATCCCCGAGGGTTCGGAAGCGTGGGATGCGGCTTTGTTCGCGGCAGGTGTCGTGCCGGCACGGCTATTTTGAGTGTCGACGTGCACGGCGCCCGGACTCGAACCGGGGGACGGCGCAGGGTCGCTAAAAGCGCCGCCATCCGTATCGCCGCAACAACCCTCCCGAACCGGATAAGTGCGCTTCCAACGCCATCGACGCACCAATCGTATCATGCGTCTAACTTGAAAGCAAGACTCCTATGATTGCAGTTATATTCAACCTCTGTCGTGTTCTCTGTGCGCTCGGGGTGTTGGTGTTTATCGCCAACACCCCGTCAACAGGTGCCACGATCGGTTCTCATCAACCGGCAACCTGTCCGCCGAACATTACGCTTTACAACTCCGATTGGGGCGGTGGGCCGCTCAAGGATGGCGTGGATTACTCCAACCTTACCAGTTATGACGCGGCATGTCCGAACGGTGTTACGATCAACTGGTTGTATCCGTTCGCCAAACCAACGACGGCCGGCGTGTATGGTTACCTGTTGATCGCTTGGGATCAATACGACAACGGACAGCCCGGTTTGCCGGCCGGTTCGAAGCGTGTTGATGCTATTCAGGCTTTGACGATTTCTTATTCGCTGTCGTATTACAACGCGATTGGCGAATACGACCAGCTTACTGAGGCGTATCTTCGTGATGCAACCGGCGCCAAGAAAGTCGAAGCCGGATACATCACTCATTACGGGCCGTTAGTCGCGTCATTTCTTGCGGGCGACAAACAACTTGGCACGTTCACCGACAAATACGGTGTCGCATGGCGTGCTGTTCAGCATGTCGGCCCCGAAGCGCCTTACATCACGTTCACCGCGCCAACCGGTGTCGATCGACCGACCGGAACGCTTGATTTTCTCGGCGCGTTTCGCTGGTTGCAAACCAAGGGCCTTGTCGATCCGTCTTGGTATTATTCGGGGCTCGCGCTTGGTGTTGAACCGATCCGTGGCGGCGGTTGGTTGCGTGTTACCAGCGTATCGGTTGACTATCGCTGATCGAAATGTGATCCCGTGCCCGGCCGGGATTTGCCGGGCAACCTTGCCGTCCTATCGGATGATGGCGGCGCATTCGGTCGGATGACCGGGAAGGAAATATGATGACCAAGGCTCGTAAGATCGTCGCCATGTTGTCCACTGTCGCGGCTCGCGCGTTTGCGAACCCCGGATGGAAGATGGACGGCGACAAGCTGGCGCTCGATGCGAACGGTAATCCCATCTACGTCAATAGCGATGGTCAGGAACAATCGGTCAAAGCCGATACGATTTCCACGCTGAACGCGGAGGCGAAGAACCACCGCGTCGCCAAGGAAGGCGCGGAAGCGACGCTGGCGAAATACAAGGGCGCGGACGGCAAGTTGATCGATCCCGAAGCGGCGATCAAGGCTATCGACACCGTTTCGAAGATCGACGCCAAGAAACTGATCGACGCTGGCGAGGTCGATAAGGTTCGCGATGCGATCAAGAACGAATTCACAACTCAGCTTGGCGAGAAAGACGCTAAGATTGCCGAGTTGTCCGGCGTCAACAAGACCATGACCGTCGATCGTGCGTTCGATGCTTCCGAATTCATTCGCGATCGTGTCAACGTTCCTCGCGATATGTTCCGCGACAGTTTCGGCAAGAACGTCAAGGTCGGCGATGACGGCAAGCTGGAATTTTATGGTCGCGACGGCAATCGCCTGCTGTCCAAAAAGAATGCCGGCGAATATGCGGGTGGCGATGAAGCGTTCGAATTGATGGTCGATCAGCATCCGCAAAAGGACACGATCCTCAAGGCACAGTCCGGTAGCGGTTCGGGCAACGGTGGAGGCGGCGGATCGCGGCCCGGTAGCCGGACAGTCAGGCGGTCGGATTTCGATGCGATGAACCCGAGCGATAAGGCGCAAGCCGGCGCCGCGATGCAGAAAGGCGAACTGTCGATCGTCGATTGATCGATCGAACAAGATAAAGGGCGCTCCATCGCGGAGCGCCCTTTTTATTTATTCATACCTTTCCAGCGCGTCGGCCGCCGCAAGATAGCCGGCATCCCGAAGCTGTTCGACAGTCCACGCGTTATTGCTCGGAAAGCCGGTCGCGAACGATGGTGTTCGATCACTGATCATTCCGTTCGCGATATACCGCTTACGTTCCGATCCGTCTGCCACAGACGGATGCGATCCGGCGTAAATCGTGGGATGAGCATTCGGCATGATCAAAACTCCGCGTTGATAATTTCGGCGGTGATGTTGCGCTTGGCGCAATAAGCCGCGATCACCGCTGGGCGACACCACGAACCAAACGTTCGAATTTCGCCGTCGCTAAATAAGATCGTGATCATCACACCCCTTCCATCATTGCAGCGGCGGTGTGAACGGCAAGTCCGCTCCGAAGCGCCCAATTCGAATGTTTGCCCAGCCATTCCCGCGCGCGACTGTTAGCGTAGTTAATTTTACGCGCATCGACGATGATGTTCGGATTATCGCGCTTGGTGGTGATGACATCGACGAAGAAAGCATTGTCATTCATATAATGGACTTTCAATGAGACGCTAACGTTCACGTCGATAGTCGTTATGATGGTCATCGTTTCGGTTGTCAACACCCGTCAAAATTTATGGAACGCCTTGACGAAAATGGCGATCACGCGTTATGCGTCGGCAACAGCCAAGGGTTGGATGACCGGCGGCGCTAGGGACCGGATGGCCCGTAACGCAAGTCTCCAAACCGAAGGGCGACACCATGTCCAAGATGAAGCTTATTCTCGCGTCGGGCGTCATGCCCGCGATCATTCCGTCTGCCGCCTACGCGAACACGCTGACGGCACTCATTCCCGATATCTATGCGGCGCTCGATCAGGTTTCGCGCGAGTTGGTCGGTTTCATCCCGTCCGCGATGCGTGCGCCGGGCGTCGAGCGCGCGGCGGTCGGTCAGTCGGTGAAAATCCCGCTCGCGCCGCCTCAGGTCGCGCAGGACACCGTGCCGTCCATGCAGGTGCCCACGCCGCCCGACAACTCGTTCGCCGTCAACTCGATGGCGATCACCAAGAGTCGCAACGTTCCGTTCGGTTTCACGGGCGAGGAACAGCGCGCGCTCAACAACGGTGGCCCCGGCTATCTGTCGGCACGCGGAATGATCATCGCGCAGGCGCTTCGCACGCTGACCAACGAAATCGAAGTCGACCTAGCCGTGGAAGCGACCGCGAACGCATCGCGTGCGTATGGTACGGCCGGCACGGCGCCGTTTGCCACAGACAGCCTCGCGGACGCCGCGCAGGTCAAGAAAATCCTCGACGACAACGGCGCGCCGCCGATGCGTTCGCTGGTTTTGAACACCAGTGCGTCCGCGAACCTGATTACCGTAAAGAACCTGTCGCGTGTCAACGAGGCGGGCACGCAACTGACGCTTCGTCAGGGCGAATTGCTCGATATCTTCGGCCTTTCGGTCAAGGACACCGGACAGGCGGTTTCCCACGTCAAGGGGACCGCTACCGGCGCGACGACCAATGCGGCGGGCTATGCGGCCGGTGCGACCGTCATCACGATCGCCAATGCCGGCACCGGCACCATTACGCCGGGCGACGTGATCCAGTTTGCCGGTGACAACAACAAGTACGTCGTCATCCCGTCCGGCGGTAATGGCAACGTCGCGACGGGTGGCACGATCACCATTGCGGGGCCGGGCCTTCGCGTTGCGATCCCAGCGGCGGCTACCGCGATTACCGTCGTCGGCACCTACACGGCCAACGTTGGGTTCGCTATGTCGGCGCTCGCTGTTGCGATGCGTCCGCCCGCGATCCCCGAGGAAGGCGATCTTGCGGTTGACCGCATGATGATTACCGATCCGCGATCGGGCGTCACCTTTGAATTCTCCATCTATCTCGGCTATCAGATGGTCCGATATCAGGTGGCGCTTGCGTGGGGCGTCAAGGCGATCAAGCGGGAGCATATCGCGCTCTTGCTCGGCTGATCTTCACACGCTGGCGAAAGACGGGCCGGGCTGCTATTCTAGCGGTTCCGGCCCGTTCCGTTTCATGACGGGTTCAACGAAGGAAGGATATCGAATGCGTATGATCCACAATGCTTCGGTCGCGTCGGTGATCGCGCGAGCGTTCATGTCGGACGTTTGCGAGGTTGTCACGATCAAGGGCAAGAACGGCGATCCGATCCGCGTCAACAAGACGGATTACGATCGCGATCAGGCGTCCGACAAGCCGACGATGAAGCTTCACACGGATGATGCCGAACAGTCGGCGGCCGGAACGATCATGACCAACGGCTATCCCGATGGCGTGCCTCATCCGGTGGCGGCGCCGGCCGCCCCGAATTTCTCGGCTCCGGACAGTGCCGACGAACCGGTGGTCGATCCTACCAAGTCGGCGGTCGCGCCCACCAATCCTTCCTCTCAGCAACTCATGGTCGCGAAGGAAGGCACGACGAAGGCGAACACCAAGTTCTTCGTCGTTCGTGGCGACGGAACGAAGCTGACCGGGGACGAAGGCGTCAACGGTGATGGCTACGGCACCGAGAAAGACGCGTGGGACGCGATCATGGCGCTTCCCCGCTGACGATCACGCAACAGCGTGTTACATGGGGCGGCGGGGCAACTCGCCGCCCTTATTCATGCGGAAGGCAAACCGATGGTCGATTATTATGGCACGCCCGCTGGTTTTACCGCGTATCACACCGC